AAAACTGCAAGCATTTTGGATGTTTATGAGAGGAGGACCTAAAAAATTAAGTGAATTTTTGAAAAAACAAATTGTTTTGACAATTTACGGTATTGTTTCTAAAAAAGGTGGAAAGATATTTGATGATAGTTTTACATCTAAGCATACATTAGGCAAAGAATTAATTAAAACCAGAAATGCTCTTAATAATTATATCGTACCACAATTTATAATCGTTGGTGATTGATCCATAAAATATACTAATCAAAAGTGGGTTGACACGTCATGTTGTGCTTGCTATAGTATGTGTGTTCAAAGGTTATCCACCATGACAACCAAAAAACTCTCTCCTTTCTACGTAAACGTTTTTGATGATCAAGGCAACCTAGTTGCAGAAAACGTTTATGTTGGTAGATACAAAACCAATACTTGGGCAATGCATAAGGCATGTGCGCTGTACCCAGATTACCACAGTTTCAAGTTGTTCGTGAAAAACTGACACCTCACAGACTGGCACACAGGCACTCCACAGGCACCTGTGTGCCATTATAATAGGTACATACGCAACCAACTCCATGAGCACCACCTTCGCCGACTACGCTGCCCAGGAACAGGCACGGCAGAGTATCGCTGATGCTGTTCTACTTCATACCTACACTCTGTGTGAGGCACTGAAGCACAACTACGTTGAGACTGCCATCCGTGGACACCAGCGGTATGTTGATGATCCTTACCATCAGCAAAAAGTAGAAGAACTTAAGAATAATGAGTGCCCAGTGGACTTCATTATTGAGAGTGGACGTAAGTACCACAAAATCATCTTTATTGATGGTGGTGGACATCGTTCTGTTCATGCTTTCGTAGATCGTAAGACTGGTGAAGTTTACAAATCTGCCAGTTGGAAAGCACCCGCTAAAGGTGTTCGGTATGATCTTCGCAGTATTGAGCAACGTGAATGGTTGTTTGAGAATGCTGATTGGTCAGGCGGTTATCTTTACGCTCGCTGAGGTACTTTAAAATGGCACGTTGGACTGCTAAATGTTGGCTTGGATCTAAATCTGGGTATCAGAACTGTGAAGTGAATGCCAACACAGTTAATGGTGCTCATGAACAACTGAAAAGAATTTATGGTGCGGAGCAGATTATCAATTTGCGTGAGGTACGTAATAGTTTAACTTCCGGATCTTCTAGTTCTGGTGGATCTCTATCTACTTTGATGTGGTTGGCAGCACTATTTGTCATTATTTCATATTGGCAAGTAATTCTGCCTATTGTGGCAATTATATTGATTATCAAAACTATTGTTTGGTTCCGATCTCTTTAAATGACATCAACTCACAAACTCATTTTCATTTCTTCGTTCATTTGGTTTTTGCACTGGGGTCAATGTCTTACATCACGCATTCTGGATACGGTTATTCTAAACGCCTCTGTGAGGACGTTTCCGTTTGGTTTTTAGACAAGTTCTTTCCACGGCATAAAATTGTAGTAGAGATCCTTCATCGTGGTTTGAAGCGTGAAGGTGTAAACGGTTACTGCGACATGGTTGGGTATGCTTATCGCCCTCGTGAGTTTCTGATTGAACTTGACACTTACATGGATAAAGAGTTGTATATAAAAACTCTTTTGCATGAACTGGTTCATCTGCGGCAGTGGGTGGTGGGTTCGCTGCGCTTTCGTTATGGAAAATTGTGTTATTCTAAAGAACCTGTTGAAAAGTATGAGTATTGGTATCAACCACATGAAATAGAGGCACGGGAGCAAGAAGAAACCTTGTATCTTGAATACTTATTTGAAAAGAATGGGTGGACGGATCGCCAAGTGGCACAGTTCTTCCCTAATCGCCTGCTGCAGGCAGTATAATTACAAGGTAATCAACGGAACACCCGATGACCTCTGATACCACACAGGACGCACAACTCCGACACACGATCACGAAAATCGTAGAGAAAATGGATCTGCGCCTGCTACAACGTATTGTCTATGAGGTGCGTTGTGAAGAAATGGGGATTTACCCCGATGGATGGAAACTTTACCCTGAAAACTGATCAATGAAACTCTCTACTACAACTGTTTCCAAGATTGCCGATGCACTCAAACCTGCAGTGCTCAATCACATCTATGGAGATCCTGAATATGCAGAGTATATGCACGGTGCTGTGATTGAAGGTATTCGTAGTGTAATGGGAGACATGGACGATGAGTTGCTTTTTGAGATTGGTATGCTAGTATTTGATCGTATTGAATTGAAATAATGATTGGACTAATTGCTGGACTGACCTGTGGCATCGCAACATTTTATGGTGTTGGTGATGGATTTCATGGGCAAACTACTGCAAATGGAGAACGATTTGATGCTTACCGTTGGACTGCTGCTCATCCTTACTTACGTATGGGAAGCAAAATTAGAGTCACAAATCAAGACAATGGAAAACAAGTAATTGTTCGTGTCAATGATCGTGGTCCATATTCTCATGCTGATCTGGATCTCTCTTATGCTGCCTTTGCTCATATTTCTTCTCCACGCAAGGGCAATGCTGTTGTTTGTTGGAGAGTCGTCGGGTGAATAAAGATAAACTCTATCTTACACTCACTCTTGTTGTGTTTTTTCTACTTGACATTGCCATCATAGTTGGACTATTATGGCATGGTAAGGCAAACTTTACTGAACTGTTCAAACACCTCAAATGAAAAAGTTTCTTCCCATTCTTTTCTTGCTTTGCTCTTCTCCAGTGTTTGCACAAACTCAAGCAGTTGTGCAGAAGAAAGAGTATCGCCCCTTTCGTTATGAAACTCCATGTGCTCTTGAAACCAAACAGGAGTTTGAGATGGATAATTGTGTTGTGATCGAAACTCGTGAAAGTGGAGGAGCACTTCGCACTCGTAATATCTATTCCAATCGGTTTAAACTCGCTATCAAAGGACGTTTTGATAAAGAGAAGGGATACATGACATGGGACAGTCACAATAAATACGAGTACAAATGGGAATACAAGGTTGGTGGTGTTGATGGTTTGGGTACATGGACTTATGTGATGCCTGGTATTTTACTTCAAAATGTTAGTTGGGACTGATAAAAATGACTGAAATAACTGTAAATCTAAATGTGCAGGAAATAGGAATTATACTTTCAGCAATTCAAAATCTTGAAAATGTTGATGAGATTCGTCTTGCCAGAGAGTATGGAAGTGCATCGGCACTGTATAACAAACTTTATTCGCTCTGGGAACGGATGGACAGATCGGAAACTGGACTACGCTACGACGTAGTGCCCTCGTTTTGACCTATAATACAAAGGTAATCAAGGGAACACCTCATGCAAATGCCCCAACTGACGAGCAAGGACGGCAACATGATCGTTGACTTCTATCCTGTGAAGACTCCCTATGGTGATATTTCTGAAACTTGGGTTCTTCGTGCAGTAACCTTTGCACCTCACGGTCAAGTATCCAAGAAGTTTCTGAACAAAGTGGAAATGCTTCTTGACATTCGTGAGCGTATGGCATACGGTTATGCTCAAACTGGTGATAACTCCAATCTTCCCCAACTTGGCAATCCCATGGCAGGTGCTTGCTGATGGAAAATAAAGCACGTATATTATCATCTTTGGTTTTATGTGTTGCTTACATCACAACACTCTATTTTGATACTGTGATTGGTTCTAGATTGTATATGTTAGGTAATGCTCTGGCACTACCTTATATGATCAAGAACAAGTGTTGGGACATTGTTGCTCTTCTTGCATTCTTCATCATTGTTGGATTGCCCAAGGTTATTTCATGAAAACCTCCTACATCTATCTTGGTTTGATTGCCATTCTGATGTGGAATGGTTTTATCATTCAAAGAGATCAAAAACTCTTTAAGGCATATGACGCCTGCACAAAATTCACACATCATCCCGATTGCCCCTACGACAAAAAATGAACAAAGACGACATCAAACAATTCATCAAGGCATTCATGGATTTCAGCAAACACGCAGAAGTGCAGGAAATGTATCATGATGCTAAACAGGCATATCTTGATTATGAACTGCGTAAGCAAAATTCCAAAATGATTATTGAAAGTGAGATTGAAAAGAAAGCAGCAGAACTAGAAGTGACTGTTGATTATTACATGGCAGAATTTATGTGATGAATCAAAGGACAAAGATCATTTTAGCACTACAGCAGATTGATAATCTTACCTCTCTTTTAGATGGTAACGAATATCAATCTTTTTTCTATTCACATTTAATTAGTATGAAATGTGAACTTCAACGTCAATTGACAAATCTCACACATTCGTCTACAATTAAGGAGTAATTTAAAACAACAAATGAAGTATCTTTACATCGTCAACTACTGGGTTCCTTTTCCTTCTTCTGAATATGGTGGAACAGTAAGTTTGATTGCAGAGTCTGATACAGAGGCATTTGAAATTCTTGCAGAGTGTAGTGACTTTGATGATAGTTACACAGATCGTATCATGGAACGTGTGGTAAATGCATATAAGTTTGCTCTTGCCGAAGAGGAAAACTCACGTATTGTTGATGTGTTCATTACATGAGTCATGAAGTACATTCCAAATGTTAATGATTATGTAAAGTGGAATGATGGTAAGGGCGTAGAAGGTTGGGTGTATTTCGCATGTAAGGAATACATCACCATAGAAAAATCCGTGCGCCCTAAAGACTGTGATAATTATAGAGCATGTTGCATACATGCAAATGATAGATTACTTGTTCTTTGCTATTCAAATCAGTGGAATCAATTAGAGTATATTAAATCTAGAGAATCAATCTATGAAACCTAAAAACCCATGGAGATGGTGGGCAAAAGCACTGGGAGAAAAAGCATCTAAATGTGATAAAGAGTCTGATAGAGTTGCATTGATCCGAACGGTCATCTTTGCAACTTATTTGATTACAAACTGTTTTATTGTTGCTGGTGTGATACGACACTGGAATAAACAAACTCAAATTGAAATCTTTATTGAAAATCCTCATGAAGTACCAAGTTATCTACAACAAAAACAAAAAGAACAAGGTGTCCAAACAAGTGGCAACGTTCTATAATATTGAAGATGCTATTATGTGGGAAAATCATGTTAAAGAGCAGCAGTATAATGATGTAGAAATTGTGCCTTTATTTTCGTAATATGTCTAAATAATTTTACTCATAGGTAAAGCACAATATAAAAATGAGTATTTCAAAAGATACGAAAACTTTATTTAATTCTGGACCGATAAAATTTAGTGATTTACGCAAAAACTTTAAAAATCAAGATGTAGGTGAAGTAAAATCAAGTGAACTTTTTAGAGAAACTAATCCTGGAGTAACTGATCCAATTGTTCCAGATGCTGATGTTAATGAAAATATACCTGCAGTTGACTCTGGAAACTCTTTAAATTTATCAAATTTTAGAGGCACCATTAAAGAGATCATCTTAAGACAAGCGGGAACTGATAAAAATCTTTATGGTGATAGTGTGGACGGTTGGGGAGCAAATTTAGATAGAAATATTAAAAAAACACTTAAAGTAACTGGAACATTAGGATCCGATGAACCAGCATCATCTTCTCTTGTTTGGAGTGGTGATGCAAGAAATGTTAATATTGAAGTGTTTGGAACAATTGATGGTTCATTTGGTAATGGTGGAACTTTAGACTCAACAGATGGAGAAGATGGTGGAAAAGCTGTAGAATTGAATGCAAATCATAAAATTCGATTTTTAGTTAAACCCAATGGAAAAATAAGAGGAGGTGGTGGAGGAGGAGCATCAGGAGCATCTGGAAACGCTGGTGCCGATGGTGATGCTGGTGACGGTGGTGATGCTGGTGCCGATGGTACTCAAGGACCTAGTGGTGATGGAGGATCTTCTGGAGGTCCTGGTGGTGCTGGAGGTGATGCTGGACTTTCTGGTACTTCTGGAGTTGGTGGAACTGGATATATATCAGGAATTGGAAATGCTGGAAAAGGTGGAGATGCTGGTGACGGTGGTGACGGTGGTGCTGCTGGTGCAGGCGGTGCTGGTGGTGCTGTTGGTGCTGCTGGAACAGCTGGTTCTACTGGAGGCGGTGGTGACGCTGGTAGATGTAAAGGTATTGTTGAGGAAAAATTTATCTTTGGACCTTGTGGTAGTGAAGGTGTCCCCCCTTGCCCAGATAGTTGGCAAAGAGGACCAGATGGAGATTATAAATCATGTTGGTCCGGTTGGGGACCAAATATGGAAAGATATAGATATTGTTATAAATGGGATGAATATGAAACCTCTGGTGGAACAGGCGGAGCTGGTGGTGCAGGCGGAGCTGGTGGTGCAGGCGGAGCTGGTGGAAAAGGAGGAGATGGTGGAGCTGGTGGAAAAGGAGGATCTGGTGGAAAAGGAGGATCTGGTGGAAGAGGTGGTGTTGGTGGAAAAGGAAAAGGATTTTTAAATACTAATAATGCTGCTCAATCTGGAGTAAAAGGCGGCCTTGGTGGTCAAGGAGGTGCTGCTCAAGCTGGAGAAGAAGGGCAACAAGGATCTGATGGAACATGGGGCCAATGGGGACAATTTGGTCAATATGGAGAAAGTGTACAAGGATCAGAAAGATGTCCAAAAGGTTGGGAGACAAAACAAACTGCCACATCTGGTCAAGGAGGATCTACTGGTCAACAAGGAGCTCAAGGGCAACAAGGAGGAAAAGGACAAGATGGACAAAAAGGTCAAGATGGACAAGCTGGTCAAAATGGTCAAGATGGAAATCCAGGAGAATCTGGCGGTGTGGGAGGAGATTATGGTCAAGATGGAGCTAATACTCCACAAGGAACAGCAGGAAGAGGAGGAGCAGCAATTTTTGGTCAAAGTGGACAATATCATGTTATTGTTGAACCAAGAACATCTTCACTACCTCAAGGTATAGTTCTTGGTGCCTATCAGGGAGGGACAAGTGATGTGTCATCGGCACCACTAACAGCATTCGTAAAACCTCAAGTTCCTGCGGCAACTCTTACATCTCCAGGAGCAACATTAACAGAAGGTTCAGTAATGACCTTTACTGTTACAACACAAAATATCTCAAATGGAACAATTCTTTATTGGACTTTATCGGGATTTGCCGTTAAAGAGGCAGATTTTGAATATAATCCAGCAACTGATAGTTCTCTAGCAGGTGCAGTTGAGATTAACTCAAATTCTGGAACATTTAATGTTGTTTCTCTTGTAGATACTCTTATAGAAGATAATATTGAGGTGCTTGTATCAGTTAGACTCGATGATGTTCAGGGAGAAATTCTTGCTCATAAGTACATTACTTTGCTTGCCAATGCAACTTAATAAATAATCGCAAATTATAATAATTTTTTAATCATGTATTTTCCTACAAGTGCTATTAAAGAATATTTCAAAAAACATCAAGAATTTTCATTAACCGAGGAAGAACTTGATAAACTTGTTGACATTTTTTATGCATTTTTTGCAGTAATTGTGAATAATAATGATATTGTTAGCACAGATAAAACTCAAGAAAAAAGAAAGGAAATATGTTTAAAATGTCCTAGTTTTGACGAAAACTCATCTTCTTGTAATATATGTGGATGCTTTATTCCTGATAAAATTACAAAACCATCAGAAAGATGTCCAATTGATAAATGGACTATGGATTTAAAACTTGTAAGAGAATTATTAATTAAAACAGTTCAATACATTGATAATAACATTAGAGAAAGTGGTGATAATATTATTACTATTGAGGACCATGAAGAATCTATGTTAGGTAAGTAAATGGAAGAACAACAGTATCCGTCTATTCCAGATCAGGCAAAGAATATCGTTAATTTAGTTCAGGATGCCATTACTGATGTACTGAAAGGTAATCAATTATTTGCCACGGATGAAGAACAAACAAGACGAATGGAGATTTGTAAACAGTGTGAATTTTACTCCGAAGAAGATGTAAGATGTAGACAGTGTGGTTGTTTTCTAAAGCAAAAGACCTCTCTGACTGCATCCAAATGTCCACTTAATAAATGGAATCCAGAGCAATCGTCATCTTCCTGGTTTTAGATATAATACCAATAGAAACCTCTATAACTATAACGCCCAGGGTTTTTTAAACTCTTTAATAAACTCATACCACCAAGTTCTATCATACCTTGACGAACGCTATCATAACGGGGACCTATTCTCCCCGTTTTTTTATTGATACCAATAATGGGACGTAGTTTATTCTTTTCTTCTATTAGTGACCATTTATATCCATAACAGTTATAACAGTTACGGGCACAGATTATTATATTTGAATTCTTTCTTATGTTACCAGTTACTTCTTCTGCTGCTTTTGCCGCAGAATTCCATGTTTTAATTTCACCTGTTTCAATGCATATACCTTGTACCTTATGTCCATTGCGATTGATCTTTTTACGATCTTCATCTGTAAATGATCTTAAATGTTTTATTTGATGAGGTTGAATGGTTTGTTCTTTTATAATAGGGACGATATCATCTTCATTATCTTCCTCTTCTTCAAATGATCTAAAGTTATAGTTCTCTCCATCATATGTGTTATAGTGTCGTATCCAGTGTTCTCTTCTTTCATCTAATTCTTTTTCATCACATTCATCCAGTTCTTGTATACCAAAACGATGTATTCCATACTTTCTGAATGCTTTGTGTAGTGGTTCAGAGGACATTTTATTGGCAGATTGTATGTGAGATTGCCATTCTTTGTTCATGGGTTGTAGAGTGCTTCCCACATAACGTAGACCATTTTCTTTATTGGTGATTAGGTAGATTATGCCTCTTGACATATAGTGTATATTGATCTTTTTGTATAGTGTATATTATCTATTCTTAATGTTGTAATGTTTTGTGATGTGTGAGAATGCGAATAATGGGAAAAATTTGTTATTGTGTGATATAATGATAGTATTATATGGTGAAATAGTCTTATAATG